CACCCCCAACCGCATCTGCGTACAGGAATAGTTTATACACATCACCGTTAGTTGGTTGATCCCAACCAGAAGCTGTAACAACTGCTTCGTTAGTACCCCCACCTAAGCTAGGTGCACCAATACCTGCAACAACATCTGTACCTCCAGTTATGAAACCAGAGCCATCTTCCGTTGAGTTCTTAATCCATTTAGCGACAACGATTGCAGCGGTATCGTCGATGTTCTTCACCCATAGATGTGCGTATAGATATACAAACTTAGTTCCATTGGGAACATGCAATCCATTGGATGTCCACATACTTGCAGGATCGAAAGCATTCGTCGATGGAGAGATTCTTATGTAGTTATTAGGTCCTGGATTAGGATTTGCATAGACAATATCAACACCGTTGTTATGCCTACGCATAGCCTGGATAGGATTAGTCCAAGCACCATCACCTCTCCAGTAAGTAGAGGCGGAGGCTGATGTACCGCTGTTTAGATTAGTAACAGGAAGATTCCCTGTAACTCCGTTGGCCAGATTGACCTGCGCCCACGCGGGGTTGTTGGAAGATCCTGTGTTAGACAAGTACCTCGTCGAGGAAGCACTCTTAGCCAGGTTGGCAAGAGTGTCTGCACCAGTTGAGTACAGAACATCGCCTTGAGCTAAGGTTAAGCCACCAAGAGAAGTAAGGGTAGCATCATGGGCTTCTACGTTAGTCCCGATGACCAGACCTAAGTTAGTCCTGGCTCCGGAGGCTGTAGTAGCACCAGTACCACCATCGGATACTCCGACTGGTGAGGTTAAGATAGAGCTGGTGTTAAGCGTATAAGTTCCACCTGGTCCACTATCCACAGCACTGAGTCCAGTACCAGGAGTAAAAACACGTTCATTAAGAAGGCTAGAACTTGTACCTAAAGTAAGAAAAGGTGCTGAAACTGCAGCAGTGGCTGCGCCTCCTGCAACAGCATTTAATTGCGCAAGAGTAACAGGTTCATTGTCTGTAGTAGCTGCAGGAAGGTTAAGGATTTGATTACTATTCATATCCAAATCCGCAGTCATTTGATTGGGCGCTGTACCGTCTCTAGACAGTGTATTTTCTAACGCAGCTTCTATTGCAGCGTTGTGGAAGTTAGTGGAATCGATTAATGTAAGTTTAGCCATCAGGTCTTAATGCAAGTCATGCACACCAGAGTCATGGGTCGGGTCTCAACACTACCAGTACTGGCCGTATTACCATTGACTACGTGATTATGATTTGTCCCTGTTAAATTAGTTGTAAAAGTATGGACGTGGTTTGTAGTTGCAGCATCTGTATTGGTAGCGTTACCAAACCAGATGTTACCTGCAGCAGAACCTGCAGCAGCCCCACCGATCTTACCATCTTGTGCTCCTGCTTGACCTCCTGAATGGACGTGGCCAGTTTCAGCATCGGTAGTCCCGGTATGAACGTGGTTAGCGCTTTCATTCCCTGAGGTAATGCTAACAGCATGTAAGTGGGAAGCAATGCTATCGGCTTGTAGGGTGCCAATAGGATTGACAGATGTTCTAGATCTACGGTAGCGGCCTGTAGCTGAGACGCTAGGTAACTGGAAGGTCCCTGTATTTAATAGACAGGGGGAAACGATAACTGTACTAGTACCGCTTGAAGAAGCAGTACCGGTCATTGTAATCTGAGTAGCGCTGTCTACAGATTGGATCTGGGTGCCAGAAGCAATACCTGCTCCAAAGACATAGTACCCAGCCCGCATATTTGCTGTGCTGGATAAGCCTGTGATTAGAGCTGAGCTAGAGCCGCGGCTACCAGTCTGTTGGATTGTTAATGCAGAGTAGAGAGCGGAATAGAAAGAAGCGCTGAGAATGCTGCCGTCTAATTCCAACCAACCATTTGGTGCGATTGGAGTATAGAAGTCCGCAATCATCCCAGGGACTGAGGTTGCGCTATCGGTCCAGGTTCCGGTACCTGAACCGTTAGCGACATAGACTTGGCCTGAGGTCGCTGATGCAATCCCCTTAGGCTCATGTAAGTTTGATCCCGATAGGGATGCATGAGAGACGTTAGCCATTAGGTAGCCTTTGTACCTTTAAGGAAGTAGTAGTTAGCATCGGAAGCCCAAACGATATAACCGTTTGTATCTCCGTCGTTGTCATCAACGGTGCCGATAAACCCACGACCAATGGACGCGGGGTCTCCGAAGGCGGTTGTTAACTCCGCCTTCGTAGGTGTAGTATCGTTAACGTTGGTAACAGCCTGCTTTGTCGTAACACCGTCAGTAAAGTTCTTCTGACCAGTGAACGTCTGAGCAGCCGTAGAAAGGCCAGACACTGCCGTACCGGCGGTATTTGGCTTGGATGCTCCAGTCTTGATGGAGTTGACCGTAAGATCAATACCACCCATGTCAACAGGTGTAGCCATGCGCTATTTCCTTACGTTTTCTGGAAGAACTTAATGGTGAGAAGAATGTCGCCTGCAGTGAATGCAGTGCCATCCGTCCGCGATGCAGAAATGTAGACGGTCTCCGTGAGAGGAACGCCAATCTTTGCACCGGTACCAGTTAGACCAGTCGGAATGGTGACAGCCTGTTTGTAGACAGAAATTTCGCCATCCGTATTCATATTCGCCGTAGGAGCGGCAGCCAGTAGGCCATCATAGTCGTACTCGGTAGTCCGGTCCGCTTTGATCATGCCCACGTCAATTGCCGTGCCTGTAGCAGCGCCAGTAATCGCCATCGTTTCGACGGAGATGATGTCTGCACCCTTAGGCAGCCAAAGAGTATCCGAGAGGATAGTCTCAGTCTGTGTCAGAGTAGTCAGATCAAGGCGCAGTTGGACTTGATGGTAGTTAGCATCGTACTCAGCGAATTCGCCTGCGATGTTCGCAACCGTTTTCTCGGTACCATACTTACGATAAAGTCCAGCATTATCCATATAAGCCATGTGATTACCTCCTTAGACAACCACGTCGGTGTCGGTGAGGACAACGATCATGTTTTCAGGACGGTACAGCTTGAAGCCCCACTCGGCAATGGTCAGATACTTATCCATCTGTAAGTCCATATCGAACTCAGTGTGGACAGTAGGCTGCTGACGGAAGCCACCGATAATCGGAAGGCAATCGCCAGGAGTTGCAGAGAAGAACTGATTGGCCACGCCAACAGTCACAGACTTACCGTTAATGGTCTCCGCAATATTGCGGGGTAGATAGTTCGAAACATAACAGTCAAAGCCGGCAAAGTTATAACGGAACTTGAAGCCAGTCATCAGGTTATTTTTCAGAACGTCTTCCCACATTGGTTGGGGAGAGAGCAGGTTAACAGCGTTAGTCTGGGTCTGCAGCGTGTAAGCTGTAGAGGGATCAAGAATGGCAACCAGGTTGCTGGGTGGAACCAGCGCCTTGGTCAGCGCATACTGAGCCAGATAGAAGTCGTTGATAGAAATCGACTCATTGAGCCCAGAACCAACCCAACGATGGCTTGCACCGTTGATCTGGTTAAGGGAAGAAGCAGTTTGTCCATTCGGTCCTTTGGACAGAATGTCAGCCTCGACAGCTTCCATGAGGGCACGATGCTGCCGGGGAACGAACGCCGCAATGACGTCCGCAGACCAGAAGCTATCCCGCTTGAACTTCTCAGAGATTGAGTTAGCCGAGTACTTGTAAGTATCGAACGAGAACGTGAAGTTACCCGTGTCCATCTTATTGTACTTAACTGCCTGTCCTTCGACGTAGTTGGCAGTTTCAGACTCACCCAAGCTTGGGATGTTAAAGGTTGTGCCATCCGGGAACTCAGTCAAGACTTTGACAAACTTCATTGCAAACAGATCGTCGAGCAGGAGCTCGCGCAGCTGACGCGAGTATAAATTACCTCGAATCAGATGACCTTGATCTGTCTGGGTTTGAAAGCCAGCCATAGATTAAGTCTCCTTAGCGCATATGATAATCACCGTCCTCGAATTCTCTTCCGAGGTTCATGTAATCCATATGCATTTGTGCTTGAGTTTTAGGATTAGAATACTGAGCTGGGTTCGTCTTCTTCATATTCTGATAGTAAGACCAAGTACGCTTCTCGCCGCCTCTTGGAGCAAACTGGTCAGTTCGCATAGCGTTACGAGGAGGAGCTTGGAAGGTATCTGTAATCTGTTCTTGGTCTAAACCTAGAGTGCGAATAAGCATCCTAGGGTTATTAGCAGCAAGAGAGTTAAAGAGGTCTTCGGAAACACCTAGTTCTGTAATCTGTTGTTTTACGTGTGCTTGGTAGTTGTTACCATAGCGTTCAACAAGTTTGGCCTGAACTTCTCTTCGGTTCGCTGCCTGAGCGTCCGCTAGCTTATTAGCTGCGTATTCCTGGGCGACTAACGAAGGGATTTGTTTAGGATCAAACCCGGGCACCTGTCCTGGAGTTTCAGGGATAACTTGGTTATTGTTATTTGAGAACTTATTCATCTGGTCTATGATGTCTTGGATTTTCGGTCCCTTATCAACTTCCTCCTTCATTCGGAGGTAGTCAGCACTCATGTCATCGAATGCTTTTTCTTTAATTGAGAGCGCGCTGTCGGCGTGCCATTTACCTTTTGCAAGAGCCTCAATGAGGTCTGCATCAGAAGCGTATTTACTCTTGTCGAACTTCCCACCTTCTTTGGTGAGCTCTGCAAGATAAGATTTAGGTTCTGCTGGTTGTCCACCAGCTAAAAGATCATCGGTCATTTAATTCCTGTTGGTCTAGGTTGATGAGTTTAATCACATAGCCCAGACTAGCTTTCTGACCGAGAATATAAGCTTGTTTGTTTGCCCAATTGGGATTCTGAAAAGAACCCCCATTGATTTCGGCATCTTCCATTTCATTCTTAGCAGTAGTTAGAATATCTGTTAAACGTTCTAATACGGGCTTGGCAGAAAGAACTTGGTTTTGAAACCTTTCCTTCATCTCCGGGTCGCGGAGATTAGAAGTCCATTTAGTATACATTAACCTTGTGGTCCGGGTTGCTGTTGTGGTTGAGGTTGTTGCTGTGGACCTAGCATACTCATATCGAAGTCATTTCCAATTCCAGATGCAGTAGTGGTCTGCTGTGCAGCCTGTTCTTGGAGAGACTGGACGAACTTCTGAGTCTCGATCTGTTCGACGTAGGCGATGTCTTTAATCACTGCTTCATAGTCTTTAAGATCAAATGCTTCCTCAACGATCTGCGCCAATGTAATTGACGAAAAGTGAGGTTGCACAGTTTGCCAGAGGTTCGAGTTAGTTAGGTTAGTTAAGTTCTGAATAAGCTGGGCTTGTTCAGCAAAATGCCGAGCAGCGATTGGTTTAATTCTACCAATGCCGGTGATGTCCTCGACAGTTAGGTCTTGGAAAATAGCCGTGTTAAATTCCGATCCAGTTACCTTAATGGTGGTAACACCCGTCATATTACGGCGAGCTAATTCAAGCATTGCGTTTAAGAGGGGTTCAATTACCTGCTCTTCGAATTGCTTGATCTTGTTCTGGAAGACACGGGACGCAGCATTCTCGAGGGATTGGACTTCGTACTTTGTCTTTTCACCGGGCGTGCGAAAGCCCATTGCTTCCCTAGGCGCACCGGCCATCTCTTCCATTTCGCGCTGGTAGTTCATAATCTCATTGTTCGCGGAAAGAACGTTGACGTTAGGAACTAACAGCTCTACGTCCCCTTCTTCGGAGACATAGATCTTTTCACCTGGTTGCCAGGTAAAATCTTCGACAAAGCCTTTAACCTTTTGAACTGGATAAGTGACTAGATCAAAGATATCCGCCTTCATATTCTCGATATGATCCAGCCGATATTGCATACCAACTAGATTATCTAGAGGACCCATTCCCCATAGATTATCTTGACGCTTACGCCAAGGAGAATGAAAGATCGGGGGGTAGCCAAAGTAAGATGGGTTAGGCTTTTTACCAATCAGCTTATGACGATCGACAACAGTGATGACATGGTTCTTTAAGAACGTGTCTGTATCGCTATCGTAGATGTCTCCGTAGAAAGTAAGCACTTCGGCATAGTTTGAACCTAAGTAGTTTCTGAAATCGACAAATCCTTCTATCTGGAACAGCGCGTCTTTCTGCGCCATCTCACCAGCAAAGGATGCTACGTTGGTACGAACATCTTTTAAGTACCGCCACAACTCTTCGTATTCTTGGCGGTTTTGGTCGTTAGACATCTTTTGGAGCATATCTTTCAGCTCCCCAAGATTGACGACCGATCGAATGATTTTAGGAGCGACTAAGAAGTTCTCAGCCGTAGGGTTCATTACCAGATCAAGAGGGCTGATCCGCCTAACTGTGGGGCCAATGAAGCCAGTCTGAATACCGTTGCCAGTATCTACGCGCTGGTCCAGCCACTCAACAGTTGCGAAGCAATTACCGTAGTCAATGTAATCTAGAATGATCTTATCCATCTCATGCATGAACTGAGGCTGATCAATGGCCCAGGTCATGTAATTGAGAATGGCATCTCGTTTAGCTTTAGAATTGTCGTCCTTGTTATCAGCTTCCCAAGTTAACCATTTACGGTTCTGGAAGGCAGTAGCTGAATAGTTCGCATACAAGTTATCTCTGATTTGACATAACTTAGGAACTGTAGTCTTGTTCTTCCAAGGGAGTTTAGAATTGGTGGTCTGTGTAGTATCTGTAGCAAAGATGTAACGACGGATTTCTTCCTTATCGTTCTTCCAGACTTGGCGCTTAGAATCTAAGTCGATCCACATTTCAGTGATGGCTGTTGCCAGCCGATCACGTGTTAACATGTCGTCGATAATTTGAACTCTACTTGTCATGCTACGCCACCCCATCTAGAGTGGTATTGAAATCCATGCTGTTTATCTTTCATTACTTTATAGGGGCTAAAAGGTGCGACTGCGAATGAGACAGCAGATGCCAGAGCATCTTTGACGTCATCATGGGCAGGATTAGCAAACATAAGTTCTTCTTCGAGAACTTGACAGTTTCCACCGGGATAGTGGTACATTTGTCGGTTGTTGTATTTGGGTTCAAGAGCAGCGAGGATTCTTTCTTCTTTAGCTCCTTGAAACCGAGTAGGTTTAAACTCCACGATGGACAGACCGAGACCGAGGGGCCGGATGTACGACTCTTTAAGATCATTGACAATAGCCTGCTGTGCTCCAGTGACTTCTGCACGAAGCTGTCTAAATCCCCATTTCTCATAGAGTTTCAAGATTCGTTTGAAGTATTCGGAAGGTTGACCGGCTTTGAATCGGTCTATTTCAAGTACGTATACGTTATTTGTGGCATCAACTCCGATAACCACAATGGCCGTATAGTCGGACTTCTTTCCGGTTGTGAAGGCGAAGTCGACGGAGGCAAAGACGTTAAGCCGTTCCCCTTTAAAGAACCATCGTCCTTCTCTGGTATTGAGATGTCCTTGTTCGTAGTATTGGAAGGATTCTCGTTTGAAGATGGAGTTATCAACGTCATGCGGATCGTTATAGTATTGGGCTCGGAAGTGTAATCTGTTGAGATACTGACTTCTTTTGACTGCCAAGATTTCTTGGTTAAATCCAAACCACTTTCCATCAGAGCCTTGTTGACGAGGCCAGAGAAATTCTCCCGAACCATCTCCAATTGATTCAACCTGTCGTTCAAAGACTTCAAATAATCCATCAGAGGCGATGACATTCCCCAGAGCATCGTATTTGGTAATGGCCATGTCCAACAAGAGTCCATAAAGGTCTGTGGGATGATACCGGGTTCCAACGACCCATTCGCGGGCGTTGACAGTTTCGATTGAAGAGAGCAGTCCATATTGGTCTTTTACCTTTTCTCGTCCGTCTTCTGTGTATGCATTCGATTGTACCACCACGTCGTCAAGGATGGCGATATCACAATGTAGGCCAGTAATATTAGTAGTAAGACCCGCAGTGAAGATCGAGGGATCTCTGACAGACCATTCTTTTCTAATAGGGTGATCAAGTGAGATTTCTCTTTCTGTCCATTTCTCGCGCTTAGCTTCGTCTTTGTGTACCATCTCTGGCCAGTGCATTCTGTACAGGTCAGAGGTTAAAATATCCTTGATAAACTTAAGCTGCTTTGTCGCCAGATTGGAGGTGCTGGATATAAAGAGGACACGAAGCGTTGGGTCCTTTGTAAGCTCCCAAGCAACGCGATACGCAATAAGAGCACTCTTTCCATGATCCCGTGGTAGTAGTAGCAACTGGTGTGATTTTGCTTCTTGTCTTGTCCACCATTTAATAACTTCTCTGTGAATAGAACCTAATAACCGTTTTGGATGTACTAACTTAATAAACTCTTCTAGAGATGCCTCAGCTAGTTTACGACGTTCCTCAATTCCGGAAGTGTCTTTAGGCGGTCGGCCGCGTTTCCTTAACGAAACCTTGTCCGTGTCTGAGTTCATCAATCTGTTTTTCCATTAAGCTGAGCCTTGTGTCTTGGACAGCTACTTGAGTTAATATTTTACCTAACTGGGAGAAGGAATCTGTTAAGGCAACGATTTGTTTTTCTAGAGTCCTAACATCGTGGCGTAGAACTCTTACTTCAGCTTTTAAACCTAGAAAAATACCTATGACTGTTGCTGAGAGAACAATTACTTGAATTATAGGTCCAATGAGTGAAGTCCATTCAAAGTCATGCATTATGGCACCGGTAGCGTTGTAAAAGAGGTTAATAAGCTATCGAATGCCGTTTTAGTTGCACTGTATTTATGATTGGCTACGACATGTTCGATCGTGCGATTAGTTAAGAGATTTGAATACCAACCTTCTTTGGTATAGGCCGTAGTGCCTGCGGTATCAAACAGCTGAGAGCCAGTTGTAATATTGACAATCTTGGCTGCTGTAGCGCCATGTGGCCAAAGCCATACCTCTAAGGTATCGGCAGAACCACCAGAACTCCAAGTACCTTTGACGAGGCAGGAATACCAAGTATCTTCTGTAATAGACACAGAA